TTTGCACTCCTACCGATAGCAACCGAGAAGTTTGAATCTTCTGCACTATTAACGCTTGTGGTAGCAAAGTAACCAATTGACACGTGACCGCTACCTGCCCCCTCACCAGTATTACCTGCGGCACCCTGAATCGCAATAGAGTTAGTAGCGGAGTATCCGGCGGATCCCCCTATGGAGACAGTACCCTGTCCAGCCTCTGACCAGTCACCAATTGCTACAAAATACTTATATCCTGCTTCTCTGCTATATCTTCCAGCCTCTCTCCCGATAGCTACGCTTTCCTCACCAGCTCCGGCTAGATAACCTATAGCTACGCTCCGGGCCCCTCCAGCAATTGCATGGTCGCCTATTGCCACTGCTCTAGTATGTTTTGCTTCAGCTGACCGACCTATAGCAATACAATTAAAAACGCTAAATTCGGAGTCAGCCTGTGTGGAAGCTTCTTGTCCAATAGCGATATGCCTGGCTCCGGTTCCAGCACCAATGTTACCTACCAAAGCCCCTGCGCCTACAGCTATACCGGAAACACTTCGTGCCTCAGAGTTATCTCCGATAGCTATAGCTTTATCGTGGTTAGCCCAAGCATAACGGCCTATAGCAATCATAGAACCATGAGACTCTTCAGTAGTATGTCTCGTACTAGCAGCGCTACCTATAGCAATATGATACATCGCATTCCAAGGAGCGGCCGGATTACCTGTCTCGCTATCAATCCCAATAGCTATATTATGGTCCCCTTTAGCACTTGACTGGGAACCTATTGCTACACAGTAACCCCCGTCAAAGTTGTCAACACCCGCGTCTGCGTCGGTGCCGATAGCAACACACTGAATTGCCTCAGTAAATGCCCCTGAACCAATAGCAACAGAAGAAGCCGATTCTTTCGTTTTACCCGTTTCAGCATTGACACCTATTGCCACGGAGTCTCCATAAAAAGCCTTTGCATTGTTTCCAATAGCAACAACACTACCATTCCATGGAATAGTCCCCCCTTCAGCAAAACCTCCTATGATAACGTTGTAAGAGCTATGAGATTTAGCTGCTCTCCCCATAACTATACTACCATGGTAGTGTGATGTTTCATTGACTTGTGACGTCGCATCAAGTCCAATAGCAACATGACCTATTCCTCCACCGGAGCCAATGTTCCCCGTCTTAGCGTTTTTCCCTATAGCCACCCCATCGGTCTCTGCCCCTCCTGCTCCAGAACCTATAACTACCTCATCCACGGAGAATATCTGCCCGTACGCTTCCGCCGTCAGCCTGTTTTCTACTCTTACTCCAGAGGCATGGGTTGTAGCCGTAGTTCCCTCCTGGCCTCTAAGAACACTAGACAACACATTGGTCCCAATGTCCTTAGCTCCTACCTCTATGATTTCCACAGGGGAGCTACCCTTGCTATCCCCATCCAATATAGTCAACCGGAAAGGGACGGCGGGGAGTGCAGAGGCATCCACTACCGCAAAAGAGTCTTGCCCTACGGTTGTTATAGCTTCTGCTAACGTAGTGAAGCTATTATTCTTAAAGTTAAGTCTAGGCATCTTCACCTACCCCCTATTCCTTCTTCTGAGGCTTTTTCACCGCCTCCCTCTCCTCTCCCCCAATGACTACGGTAGCCATGGGAACAGAGACAGTTACATCCTTCCGTTCCTTACGAACAGTCTCCTTTTTCTGTGTCATCAATTACACCTCCTAAGCTGCCACAGTCATTGTGAAGATACCGCTTGCATTCCACTCAAGCTTGAAGGTACCATCACTACTGGACTTATCTTCACCGAAGTCTACATAACCAAGCAGCTTCTTGTCAGCATCAGCGGCCTCAGTATCATCGTAGATTACTGCGTACCTTGCTGTGATGGTAGAAGAAGCCCACTCTACATCTGCTGCATCGAAGGTAGTAACCCTACCAGACACCACACAAGTCTTAGATGCTAGAGTAGCTCCTCCCGCCGTGTACCCCGTACCCGTAACCTCGTTGGTGACATCACCTTTGTTCTCGTGAGTGTCCTGATCCGGAGCGTATGTCGAGGTACAGAGCATAACCTTAATTGTCGTACCCCCGGCAGCCAAGTCATTAATCAGTTTCTTCAAAGCATTGAGAGGCAAATGAGAGTAAAGCTTAGCACTTACAGCCATTTAATTCACCTTCCTTAAGTTTATTCCGGTCCGACTTCCGTCGGTGGTGCATCCGCCAACATTTCTTGTACTTGTTGCATCAATAACTCAATAGTTTCTGGTGCTATCATCACCCCTTCCTCTTGAGCCTGGCCAATCAGCTGCTGAACCATCTGCATAGTCAGCTCTTGCTGCTTCTGCCAGAGTTTCTGCTCTTCTATAAACCTCTTACGCTCCCTCTTGGCAAGGATATGCTGAGCCTTCGGTACCACAGCAGAAGGTATATGCTCCAAGTATTCCTGTGGTCCGATAATCTGCCTCTCTAACATCTTCTCAAACTGCTCGGATGCGATAGAATTAGTGAACGGAGAAGCAGTTCCACCTTGAACTTTAACATCAAACTCCATCTCCCCGAGCTCGCTAGCCTGGAACCACATAAATCCTTGGGCCCTTCCCTCTCCTACAATCCGGAAAAACCTTTCTTCAGTGTGAAATTCCTTCCAATGAGCCAGCCAAATCCTTCCAACCTCACGCAAAGCCTTGAAAAGCCTCCGTTGTATGCCCCTAATCTTCACACCAGCAGCCTCTTGAAGAGCAATAATAGCCGATGCGTTGAGTCTAGCTCCCGGAGCCTTACCAGCCCAAGCCTCATGAACACCAGTCGAATCCTTCAAGCCGTCTATAAGAGACTGTCTAATGCCCGGAATATTCGTTGCAGACGTGGGAGGCTGCATAAAGTCTACTCCCCAGCGACCCGGAGGAGAATTATCCCTAATTTGCTTACCCCCAGGTCCATCCGGCAAGTCCGCTTTCTTAACGAAGTTAGGGTTGTACCTCATGTTGGGCATCCCCGTCTTGTAAATAGTAAGCATCTGGAGACCAGACATCTTATTATCTTCTTTCTGTGCATTGATGAGGTCCACAGACTCACTCTTACCGAAGAATGAAAACCTCCGAGGATACCACTGGAAAGCTGCGAAGGGGTACAGACCGTGGTCGTATATACTCTTCTCTTCCCTTAAAATTTTATTCTGGCAGATGACGGTGTAATCCAGTCTCATCTTCTTAAGCCGCTTAACCTTCTTANTCTCACCATTGTCATCTGTGTACTCTAAATCGCTCTCGTCGTCATCTTCTTCTTCAACTAAAACTTTCTCCCACTGGTGAACTAAGTTTACGTAAGGAGTCTCGTCAGTCTCTATAGCTTCCTGGTCGTAGTTATCCCGGTTATCACTTTTCTCTGGCTTAAGCAAAGCAACAACCTCAACATCATACGAATCGTTGCCCTGAACTTCAGACAGGGGAATCCTCTCAGTCATAATAATGTGAGGCTGAGATTGCATCTTACGACTCTTAGGGTCACCGGGGTGGAAGTTCTTAGGGTCAACTTCATACCCCACAATATCTCCCACGAAAGCTTGCTTCCCCCCGCCAGTGACCGTATCATCCCATGGCATGAAGAATATACCCGTGCCGGTCAAAGCAGAACTACGGCAAACCTCATCCATGAGGTCATCCATCTCCAGAATAACCCACTGATGCTTAGCCACATGAGACAGAGCCTCAGCTGCGTCGATGTTGAGAGTATCTGTTTCAGTAAAACTCCCTAGAGGTTCTATCTCCACATCCGGAAGCTCCCCTGACTCAGCAGGCTCAAAGAAAACCTCAGGAGAATCATAACATATAGCAGCAATTTTCTGCTCAATGATACTAGCAAAATGGTTTATCATAGGACGAGGATGCTTCTTAGTCCTCTCAGTAGCTTGTGGCCACTGATTACCATTCCAGAACCTATCATACTCAGGCCAATCATGATAAAACCCCTGGCTCTGCATATAATCCTGGGAGGCTTTAAGCCTCTTGCTAATCTTACGAGATACCATCTCATGCCGAGGGTCGGTTAAAGCATCCAGAGCCCCCTCAACCTTTTCCCCCCTACTTACCTTCGGACTCTTCTTCGCCACTCGCTAACCCCCCTTCTGGTCCATACAGCCACTCATCGTTAGTCTTTTGCATATCATGAAACTCTTCCTCATCCACACCATGAATCAACTTAAACAAGGCGGCTTCCAAGGCGTCTACCCTGCCCAGAAACTGCGACGTAAGGCTGCTACCCTCTTTCGAAGGCAACACCACCTCACGCGGTGAAAGTTTGTTCGCCAGCAGTGACCCGCACAAGGAAGCCACCAGGACTATCAAGAAAATAGCTACATATCCCATAACTACCACTCCTCCCACTCGTGGGTTTCCCCTTTATCTTCTGTAACTAAAGCCCACGGCAATTTCCTACCAGTCTTTACTACCACCTCATCCCTAGGCTGTGGCCTACTCATTACGAAATACCTATCAACGTCTTGAGCATGATGCTCCGAATTTTTCGAGATATCCTCCGGACTAGTCTTACTCTGTTCACAAGCTGGATATGTCCGTATAGAGTTAGCAGCAGCATGAGTAAATCTCAAGAACGGTACCCCTCTCCTATTCTTAGGGTTGAGCCACTGATGCAGCCGCCGCCAACCGTTTGCAAGGTCGTTGTCGGCAGGAATCATAACCAAACCATTCTTGATAAATACCTCAGCCGTACTCTCCCCGGTACCACTCTGCTTATTCCAACACGCCGGGTCAGCATGTATACGGTGTATATACTCTACCTGACCATCCAACCTCCTACTCATCCTCTTAATCTCCCGAGCCTGCGCGTCGTCTGTAACCTGCCGAGGGTAATACTCCCGGTAACATACTGCGCTACCATCCGGAAAAACAGCATACCACTTAAAGCACGCCCTCGAACCATACCCCGCGTCGTAAGCCCCCTCTATCTGACACTCATCCGGCGGGTACCAACCAATATCGCTTAACACGTGGGCCTCATAATCCCACTCAGGAAAGAAAGCCCCCTCGCCGAGAGCAAAAGCATCCTCCGGCTTAGCAGGATATTCTTGCCTCCAAGTGTTAGGCAAGTTTTGCTGGGTATCCTCAAACCACTGCTCGTCCCGCCGCGGGTCTGACCACCACGGAAGAAACACAGCCTTGAAAGTATTCTTACCCTGCCAAGCATCCCAAAATATCTGCTCGAACAGCGTACCCCTCTTACCAGTACTAATACCTATAACCTGCCCGCCTGTGGGCCTGTTAATCACAGGGAAAGCACTATCCCAAATTTCCTGCGCATACTGCTGAAACGCCCACTCATCAAGAACCACCAAGTTAGCTGTGAATGACCTCCCCGAGTCAGCCGATGAAGTCATAGAAGTAAAATACGAAGGCTCATCGTCAGGGTGGTCAATCTCGATAGTCAATGCCGTATCATCCCAAGTCTTACCTTTATACCCCTTAACTTTCTTAGTCTTTTGCTGTATGAGCCACCGAGGCAAGTGCCGTAAGATAAACTTCTGCCTCCTAATTAATTCCTTAGCGTCAGGCGACTCCCTCTTGCTAAGAGCCACAGTAGACCAACCAGGCCAAAATAATTTCTTCCACACGCTATAGCTAAGCGCTAACCAAGTCAAGCCTAGCTGCCTAGCCTTAAGCGCAACAACAAGCCTCTCAGTAACAAAGTCCCGAGCTACCTGTTCCTGCGCCGGCCAAACCTCGAACGGTATAGCAAGACCCTTAACATCCCTATCTTCAATCTGAACAGCTTCACGAAGAAACGTCAAGAAACTTCTCCTCCACCGCTCCTCCTTAATCCGGTAAGCAAGAGCAGCTCCCACACCTTTAGCACTATTCTTCCGGTAACCCCTTGCTGACGATACGCTCAAGAGTCTCCAACTCCTCTTCGCTCAATTTACTAACATCAAACTCCACAGGGGCTGGACCCACCTGATGCTCGTACCGCTCCCGGTATTTCTCGGGGAAAGCGCCCTTTAATAAGGTAGTAAGAAGTGAATCAGAATACTTAGTCACCGCTCCACATTTCGCACCTTTGAAGTACACAGGCTCATCCACACCTTCGACTGCTCTGCGATAAGCTTCGTCTTCCAGGTTCTGCGCCGCGATTTCTTTCGCTTCTTCATACGCTTGAGCAAACTCAGGGTCTCTCCTCCTCCATCGGGATGGTTGGCTCCTCGCGATGCCTAACGTGTCCACAGTCCTGCCTACGTGGCCTAGCTGCGAGAAGAGCTCGAGAAACGCGGATTTCATGGAGTTCAACCGGTAGTCCGACCAGTCGGGTTTCTCCTTCTTCTCTCGCTTGCGCCCCGTCCCCGGTCCGGTGAGTTCGAGGTCAATCTTGGTGTAGTCCTTCTTCTTCCAGTTATTCTTATTGTTGGGGTTTATTTTCTTCGCCATCTCTCTCCCCCTTTCGCACAAAAATAAGCAAGGAGTGGATTCTCTGCACCGGGTGTCTCCGGCAATCCGTTAGCGCCTGTCATCACAGGGGTTCCGGCAATCCACTCCGAGCTTTTTTCGAGCTCCCCCAAGCTTTTTTGGTGTAAAAACACATAGAGTTGTTACTTGTATTATAACACCAGTTGCAGCTTTTGTAAATGGAAATAGATGGAAATAGCTCTAGAGGGTGATTCAGGCCTTAGAAATTTTGTAGGTGAAGGTATATATAATAGGAACCCGCCTTGGGGGGCTGACGGTAGCGTTGGTGGTGGAGGAACGGATTAAAAGGAATGAGTATCCGTAAGGATATTTATTATAAATAAAAATAAATAAAAAATTCTGAGTACTGGTACAGAAAAACATTAAAGGAGGTGAATTCATAGTACCAGTACTTGAGAGGAGGTGAGATAAATGGAATGGGCTTTTGATCCTTGCCAAGCATGTTTAATCCGGCCGTGTGACGAGGATTGCGCATGTTATTGGGGACCGAAAAGGAAGGAGGAGGAAGTAAAGGAAGAGGATAAATAATCCGAGGTAAACCGGAAAGAAAGGAGGTGATATGAGTGAAGCAGGTATGCAGCAGGTGTGGTGATGAGGGTACCGTCTATATCCCGATGGACATGGACGGGGAAGGTAGGAGATACGTATGCAGTTGTGATGCAGGTAAGAAGTACTGGGAAGAACACCTGGCTAAGGAAGGAGAAGAATGGCACCGTAGAATGTTTGAGCGGAAGTAATACCTAGCTTAACAGGGAGGACTAACGAGGTGAGAGGCTCGTAACTATTGGAGGTACTATCATGAGCAAGGAAGTTGAATGGAAGGATGGCAAGAAGGTGGAAGAGGTTAAAGAGGAAGCGAAGCCTAAGGCTAAGCCTAAGGCCAAGCGGAAAGCCAAACAGAAAAGGAAATACCATACCAAAGGGATTATCACCACGGAGCATCTCGAGAAAGAATTCGGGATGAAGGCCAAGGTAATCCGAAGGTACTTACGGAAGATGGATGAATCCACAAAGCCGAGAGGACCTCAACGTTATGAATGGGAAGCCAATTCGAAAGAATTGAAAGCCATTCGTAAGAACCTCGAAGCTATCGTGGACACGAAGGAATCCAACGTAAGGTAACAGCTTCCACCGACCTAGGCCAAGTCGTTAAACTGGCCTAACTAAATCCTTGGGAGAGGAGGAACTGGATGATAGCAATTGGGGGAGTGGTTATGTTTATCGTGTACATCGTGAGTATCTTTTGGGTATACCTACAACTAATTTAAAGGAGGTGAATATCCGTGAAGGTTAAAGCCGGAAGGTGGTTAGCCTTTACCAAGAAGGAACGGTACGCCATCCTTCTTCTGGTAAGAGCCAGGCAGTTACACCGTGAACGTCGTAAGTTAACCAAGGATGAGTACTACCAGTACCATGAATCCTTGGAATCCTTACAGTAGATGTATTGGACAGGAGGCCTTTAACGAGGCCTCCAATCGAATACATTGAAAGGAGGTGATAACATGGAAGCGACTGTCGACAACCTGCTACTCGCCAAATGCCGAGCGATGACCATTGAATGTATCCACAGGGATATCGAGGACCTAAATGACAACCTTAACGACGAGCCTGATGATGCTGATTGGTTAAAGGACTTGGCTATGGCAAGGTACGTACTTAAGAAGTTACACCACAGTAAGTGCCAGGCATCTTGGTTTTCACCGAAGGAAGTAGACTATATCGTGGCAACGGTTGAGTACTGGAAGGACTAAGAACTATGACCTGGGCAAGTCATTAAAAGGCCTAGAAAGGAGGTGATAGTATGAAGACCGGTAAACAAATCCTAGAGGAGCATGGAGTCGTAGCGGATGAGAATGGTCATATTCCAGCATCCGAGATAAGCAAGTCCGGACTGCCAGTGGTAGTGGCATGCTGCTGCTGCACGATGACCATGACCATCCTGTCCGCCAAGGTAGACGATGAAGGTTATGTTTACTGCGGTGATTGCGCTCCAGTGATTGCGGACATTCGGTAAAACAGTACCTATGATTGACAGGGAGGATACATTCGAGGTGAGAGGCTCGATGAAAGGAGGTGAAAGAGATGATAGGAAGAATGAGAACCTTATTAACAAGGGCGAAGATGCATGGACTTCTGCCAGCCACAGCTACAGAGTTATTCCAATACCAAGGCAAGTTATTCTATCCTGACCCGGACCCGGATAAGTACTACGAGAAGAAGGAGGAAATACTAGCCAAGTACGGAGTAACTCCGGAGCAGTGGGACAATCCTCCTATTAGCTGGAAAAGCTACGAAGATGCTAATAACTGCTGGAAGGAAATGTACAGACTGGACAGAACATATGGAGTATACGAAACACTATGGAGCTACAACGTATTCACAGACAACCTCAGCAACTTCATCAGACGTAGTCCAGAAGGATTCACTAGGTGGAAAGAGCTACGAACAATCAAGTACACGGTGAATGACAAATACGTAGGATACGATGAAGAAAGAGGTCACACCTTCCAGAGAGGACCCGAAAGGAGAATGAGAAAAGAAATCTGGGTGTATGATGTAATCTAGTACCTAGTTTGACAGGGAGGAAGAAGTTAGGGTGAGACGCCTAACGGAAAGGA